CTACAGCTATATAATCTTCTCTTTCTGTAAATGGTGTATTAGTTGTTATTGATGTGTAAAAAGTAGAGTATTTAAAAAACTCTTGTGCACAGCATTTCTTTGGTGTAACACATGACATTAGTAATAATACTAATAATAATAATATTTTTTTCATTGTTTTATAATTTGTATTAACATTTCCACCTTCTCCTTGCAGCTTTACCTCTTTCACCGGTCCAACCTTTTGATCTAGCGCAAAATGATTTTCTACGCTTAGCAGCTTTACTACCAGGTTTAACTTTACCAGTTACAGCTGTTTTTAGTTTACTTCCTGGATTTTTACGCCTATATTCAGCGACACCTTTAGACGTCATGCCCGCTCCCTCTTCAACTGTCCTAAAATTACGTCCTTTACCTTTTGTTGTTTTTCTAGGTTCATTGCTTTTTTCAAAAGGTGATTCTTTATTAAAATCAACAGGGTTATCTGTCATCATTAGCGATCTACGTCTACCGCAAGATGTTATAGGAAACGGATTATTTTTTTGTATGTAAGCCATAACTACATTTTTACACAATTATCAACTCGTTTACCGCCTTTCATTTTTGTTCCTTGTAGTTTATACCCTTTCCAACAAGCTTTACCGTCTATTCCTTTTTCTTTTTTCATAGGACTATCTTTCATTTCGTCAATATGTTTTTCTATAGTATCAGCTTGTTTTCCGTGTGCTTTAACGGCATTACGTAATTCACCTACAACGCCTTCAAGGTTTTTATATTTCATTTTAAATGCCATAATTATATAGTTTTATATGTTATTGTTACCTCCTCTCCACATTCTATAGCCTCAGCTATACGTGGATATATTCTTTTATAAGCCTGAGTGGATTTGCCTATAAACCCATTTTTTACTATTTGGTTATTTTCTTGTGAATCACCTACTAATAAACAACCAGCCGT